GTGACGTTAGCCTGTGTAAACGTGATGATTGCGTCTGACGTACCTACGTTGTTACACAACACAGCGGCAGCGGCAGAATTATTGCCAAGCAAAATATTTACAATGCCAGTATTTGCAAATACGCTTCCGTTTGCGGCTGTATTGATTGCAACAGCGTTAGAGAAAAGTGCGTATGTAGGGGTGGTGGTTGCGTATGCAACAGTGGTGTTAAACGCCGCAGAAAGAATCTGTGAACCTGCTGGAATCGTAAAAGCAACCGTAGCCGCCGTAATGTCCGTGTACAAAATGGCTTTGGACTGAGAAACAACTGTCGCGCCCAGATTGCGAATGGTGCCAGAGGTAGAGCCAGTTGTATTTTTAACAGTGCCCAACAACCAAGGGCCTAAATGCGTTGCGAATCCCATAAGAATATCTCCATGCGTTATGGCGTATCAATCTGCATGAGGTCAGCCGGACCTGTTTGATACACCGAAATTTCCGGTTAGTTAAATATACACCAAAAGAAAAGGGAGCACAAGGCTCCCTTCTCAGTCTTTCTTAGGACGAACCGGGTGAACCGAACATTCCTAATGGGTCAGACCAGCCGAACGAATAACGCTCGCGTGCCTTGTAGCGCACGTTGCCAGTATCGAAGTCACCGTCCATGCTGTTTTGCAGCGGAGTACGGATAAAGTGCTTCAAGCCGTTAGGCACATCAGTAGTCAAATACCAACCGCTTGTATCGGTCAAATAGTTGTTAACTGTGTAGCCTTCAGGGATTGAACCATTGTTCTTCAACGCGTTGACATCGTTGTCAGTAGTGCCAACACGGAGGCTGGTTTCTAACAAACGAGTAGCAACGAACTGGAGTGCTGGTGGAATAATCAACTTCTTAGGCTTTGCAGCGATCAATAGACCACGCTCATCAGTCCAAGCTGCGATTTGAATAACGGCGGCTTCCAAAGAAGTCTCGTTCAAATCAGCCGCTGTAGCTGGGCGATTACTATTAACGCCACCACCAGTCAAAGGATGAGAAGTGCTGAACAGAGCAACGCCATCACCGCCAACATAAGCAGCGCTAAAGCCGTTGTTCAAAACAGAAGCTGCTTTGATTTGCTTGGTGTAAGCCATAGCACGAGCCAAACCTTTGGTATAGCGGGCTGACAAAGAATCGTAGAGGTTATCTTCGATAGCTTCTTCAGTGATCGCAAAGCCCAAGGCGATGGTTTCGTGGTTGTAGCGAGTTGTAAATGCCTCTTGTGCATTGTCATAAGCGATGGCAGAACCCTCGTTTTTGACAGGTGCGGCAGAGAAGCCAGACAGTTTGGTCTCTTCTTCAAAGCTACGCTCAGAAGTTTCTGTTTCGTAAATCTCTTTATGCTGTTCGCCGTAGCGTGCATACTCAAGACCGAACAAAGCATTAAGACCCGGAAGGAGTTCCTTCAGTAGTTGTGCGCGTGAAATAGCCATGATTTATGCTCCTTATGCGCCAGTGGCAGAGTAGTAACCATGCAGTGCTTGGTTAAACTTAACCAAAACTTCTGGATACTGGGTGAACACAATAGTGGACGCGCTAGGAATAGCCGTAACACTGCCGGGGACTGCAATCGTAGCGTTAATCGTAACTGACGTTGCAGCGGCTGCCGCAGCGGTGGTTACAAAAGAACCTGTTTGAATGATTTGCCCATTTGCTGCAACGTAGGCTACATCTGTTCCAACAGGGATTGCGCTAGGCAAGCCAGTACCAGTTAAGGTAATAGTTGTAGAAGATGAAGAGCCAGTTGCAGTCGTAGTAATAGCAGACTCATGTACCAAGCCAACCAAACGCAAAGGTAAGGTGGTTGTTACTGGAGTTGCCGTAGGAGCTAAAACTGCGTTAGCAGAATTACCAGTGTTGGTGCTACCCGTATTGTTAATGGCAGATAGGTTAGTACCAATCATAGCCATAGCAGCGGAAGCAACAGCAGTAGTAGCGGAACATACAACAGCCTTGAACACAGCATCAGGATCATCCAATACATAGGCTTGGCAGTCACCTGCGAGGGTGCCTGAAGGCCAGTATTGAGCAAATTGCTTTTGCTTGTTTAGCGGGTTTGTATAAGTACATCCCAAGAAAATACCAACCGTTTGGTTTAAACCAGTGCCAGTAGAAACTGAGGCACGAGTTACATTACCACGCGATAGTACGACGAAATCACCGTAAAAGATGTCGGTCGCATAACCGTACTGGATGTTGTACATACGAGTAGAACCCGCAAATACTTGACCACCAATTAGGTTCTGCGGCAACAGCCCGTAAGGCGCGTTGACAGCGGGATAAGCCATTTAAGACTCCTTTAAAAAGTTAAGAACCAGAACCAAACGTCACTTTTGTCGATTTCTCAGAGAACTTCGACATCCGTGGATCGTTGTCTTTCATAAAATTGTTATCTACAGATTCCATCGTATCTTTATTGATCTTTGAGAAGTGTGCATCTCGTTGCTTCAAAAACTCCGACGGAATACTACAGAGAACCAAACCACCCACCTCAATGTTGCCTTTAAAGCGACCTTCGGTAGTAGCGTGCATCATCATTTCAGGATAATCTTCTGCTTTACAGGGTTCATATCCTTCTCTTAACTTACTAGAGATGTTTTGTACGTCAGATTGTCCTCCCATACTGATTCTTACCCAGCGGTGAGAAATACCCGGACGCGGATTAGGTGACGGTAGGGTTTCGGGAGCCTGCCACGAAGTGGGGCGTTGCATTGCTGCACGCGTATCAAGTTCACGATCCAAACGATTTTGTGCCTTTTCAGCTTTTACCTGTTCCATATTTAACCTCTTTTAAGTTTTGCAACCTGCTTCGCATATTCTTCTATCGGGACCCCAAGTCTACGAGCTACCTCGGCTTCGGATGCCTTTAGCCTTATACGATTAGGCGGAGTACTACGTGAGGCTGACGCCACAACACTAGTAAATTTTTGTGCACGGCGTGGGGGTTCATCATCCTCATCAACCGGTTCTGATACTCTTTTCTTTGGAGGCGGTGTATCTTCCTCTTCGCTCTGAACATCTTCAAAATGTTCAGGAAATCTCTTGCGCATTGTTTTATCAATGGTTTCGAAGTACTTCTCAGTACCTACATAGTCAGGACCATACAGCTTTTGTAACTTCCTGTCAATACCCATCGCAGCCATAGTCATCTCATCATCAATTCCCCACCAATCATTGTTGGAATTTACCCACTTCTGGGTACGGGGGTTAAGCTGAGAGGACTCTGATTTTGCTGGAGTGTACTCCTTTTCTTCTACTTCTATTGGACGCAACCCTTGGGCTTTATCCAGTTTCAAAGTAGCTTGTGCAATTTCTGCTTGGGCATCGGTAATAGCGTCCACATCACCGTTCTCGTATGCTTCCTTGTACTTTTTCTTGGCGTTTACCAAGGCCATGTCCGCAGAAGTTTGAGATTGTTCAATGTATGCTTTACTACCAGTTGATAGCTGCTGTTGAAGACGTTTGTTTTCTGCAAATACTTCTTTAGCAAATGATTCCGCCGCTTCGCGTTCACGAAAAGCTTCTTCTTTTGCTCGGCGTTCGTCGTGGTAACCACGGGTGAACTTCTTAATACGCGCCTGTACCTTTTCGTCGTACGAACTAAGTTCGTCTTCCGTTGGGTCTTCAGGTGGGCCTTCGGGGTCAGGACGGCGACGTCTATCTTCCTTGGGGGTATCGTCTTCGATCTCTACTTCAAACTTAGCGTCTTCAGCAGCAGCGTCCTCTTTATCGGGATCGGGTAACTCGTAGGACTCATCGTCAAATTTTGGTAATGCCATGATTTACTCCTTATGCAGCGCGGGTAATTCCACGCGGGTCTTCAACAACGGCCTCGACTGAGGTATCCGCAATTAAGCGGAACTCACGACCGTGAATCTTCAAGCGGGTGCCTGAATTGGGGCGGACGACAACGAAATCGCCAACTTGGCAGCTAGCACCACTTGGAAAGCGGGTAGCGTCTTTATAGCAATCAGGTCCCATCTTTACTACAAACAGTACTGGGGTCAGCACTTCTTCGTAATACATAGATTGACTGGACTTGACGATACCAATCTCACTATCTGAATACTCTTCTATTGCTTCTGGAACAACAGTTAATAAGTAATAGGTAGATGGGTCGGGCAACTGTTTTGCTTTCTCTTCATCGGTTGCATTGAGCACCTTGGAAAGGTCTACAGCGGAAACATCAAACTCACTCATCGGCATACTCCAATTTCTGCACAAGGTCTATGACAAGTTGTTCTGCATGAGTCAGACCCCGGATGACCCCGCAAACATGCCGATACTCGGCAAAGTCTTTTGCACCTCCTCCAGCGAGGAAGGAAACTTGATCGCCACGGAGCTTGTCAATCTCCTTAGCTAAGTATTGAAACGCTTGATTACTCATCTATTCTCCTTTTTAGGAGTTTGTTTGTTCTGCGAATTGCGCTGAGCCATTTGCACCGCCATCTGCGCTCTGTGTTTGGCGGCATCAATACCCATACGCACGCCTTCAGTTTCTTGTTGTTTGGCAAGCTGGTCTCTCTTACCTGCTGCTGTAGCACTGACCTGCATTGCTGCAATCTCTTTCTGGGACTCAATACGCTCCCGTTCAATCTCAAGACGGTCAGCTTTTTCTGCGGCATCAATCTGTTGCTTCTGTTGCTTTAGCTGGAACTCTTGCATCTTCAACTGCAACTCTTGCTGCTGCATTTGAATAATTGGGTCTTGCATCTGCTGTTGGTTCTGTTGTTGCTGTACTTGTTGTTGATCGCGTTGTAACAACTGTTGTGACGCTTGCGCTGTAGCCATAGCAATTTGATCTGCCAACTCTGGGGGCATGTGTTTGTTTTGCTCTTCGCCGGGTAGGGGCACACCAATCTGCATCTCTATCTGCTTACGATACTCGAACGCAATGTGCTCGTTGATGTGTGCCATAGCTGCGGCTTGAATAGCTTGAGCTTGTGGGTTCATCTGCATCAACTGCATAATCTTTGGGTTCTGCATCGCAGACATATGAGTCTTAATATGTGCTTCATGATTCTGTTCAATAAAGGCTTTGACAGGCTTCATGATGAGAATATTCTGGTTCTCCTGCACTGGGTCTGTTGGCACTTGATCTTCTTCAACAGGCACTAATTTATTAGCGTTCTTGATACCCAACACCTCAATCATCTGGCGGTGCAGTAATGGGAGGTTGTAGAGTTGCGGGGCTGACTGTGCAAGTTGCAAAACAGCTTGATACTGCACAATCTTCTGCGCCATAGTTGCGGCGTTTGGATCGCTAACAGGGATAACTTCTGTAGAGTCGTAATCAGACTTCTTAGCCTTGCGATTACCCTCTTCAGGCTTGTAGTCATACTCATCTGGTGTGTAGTCTGCAATGATTACTTTCAAGAGTTTGAACTCTTGTTTCATCGCATAGTGCAAGCGAGCCTGCACAGCCGTCATCACTTTTAGTGTGCGCTCTAGTAAAGCTAATGTTGTGCCAACAGGAGCGTTTGTGCTCATGTCGCTGACGTTCATATCTCCACTTGATGCAAAGGCACGGCCTTCTTGCACAATCTGCTGGAACAACGCCATCAATACTTGTGACGGCTCCTTGTATGGCAGCGGTAATATGTTGTCACGGATACTGCCAGACGGGACGTCTACGTCGCGGAACTCTCCGGGTTGGATCGGTGTGTCGTCCCCTTTAATCCGTAGTCCTCTTGATTTAAGTCCTCCGGGGAGATTAGATAGAGTGCCCGCGTCAACAAGTTGGCGGATAAGCATCGTTGCTGATTTAGCATAGCCTCCGATAAGGTGGATGAGACCATACCCGTAGA